CTCGCAGATTGCAGGGACCATCCTCGACCGTCCGAAGCTGCGGGAGCTGCTGATAGGCGAGCCCAAGGGCGAGACGATCCAAGTGCGCCACCCGTCCGGCCGGCCCGTCGAGATTGCCATCGCTGCAGGCAAGCGCGCAGGCTCGTCGCTCGTTGCGCGATGGTTCCCTGCGGTCATCTTTGACGAGGCGCCACGCATGCTGGGAAGCGACGACGGCGCCGTGGTGAACCTGTCCGACATGCTGGCGGCCATCCGCTCGCGTATGCGTGGGCCCGTCGTCCTGATTGGCTCGCCGTGGGCGCCACAAGGCCCGGTGTACGACCTCGTGCAAGCCTATTGGGGCAAGCCTACGAGTCGGCTCGTTGTCGTGCGCGCCAAGGGCTCTTGGATGAACCCGTATTGGTGGACCAAGGCGCGGATTGCCGAACTGCGAGACTCGGACCGAGCGGAAGACCGCATGGCCTTTCGCACCGACCACGAGGCGGAGTTCACCGACCCCGAAGAAGGGCTTGTGGCCTCGGTCGAAATTGACCGCGCGATGATGAGCGAGAGCTCCGTCGGGCCGCAGCCCGGGTTCACCTACGTGGCGGCGATGGATCCAGCCACCCGAGGCAACGCGTGGACGCTCGTCGTCCGCACGCAGGACGGGCCGATTGCGAAGGTGGTCTTGGTCAAGGAATGGCGAGGCACCAAAGGCGAGCCGCTCGACCCAGAGGTGGTGCTCAAAGAGGTGGCGGAGACGCTCGCGGCCTATCACGTGAACATCGTCACGACGGACCAATGGTCGTTCGACGCGCTCAGTCGGCTAGGTCATCGCCATGGGCTCGCGCTCAGCGAGTACCGAATCACGAGCGAGGACAAGACGCGGCTATTTCTCGAGCTGTCGCACTCGTTCGCCACGGGCACGGTGCACATCCCCAACGTTCCCATCCTGCGCACGGACCTCCTTGCCATCCGCAAGCGAGCCACGGCGGTGGGGATGTCTATCATCCTGCCCATCCAGCCGAATGGCCGGCACTGCGATAGCGCGATGGCGCTCGCCTTATGCCTTCGTCAGCACTGCCCAGACACGCGCATTCGCTCGCAGAAGAGCGAGGAAGACAAAGTGTGGGAAGAGGCGGCGAAGAAGTACACGCAACCCACACGAAAGTGGTTCGAGAAAAAGCCATGGGAATAACCGTCAAATCCAGCGCCACCGGCGAAACGTGCACCCTCCCCGAGCTCGTCACGGAGATGCGCGCACTCGGGATCATCCGCTTCCGACTCGGAGAGCTCGAGATTGTGCTTTTGCCTAATTCAGTGCAAAATGCACATCCAGAGCAGCCGCACACTGAGTTTTCGACGGGCGGGCCGGGGCAAAAGAGCGACGCCTCACGTGACCGAAAACGTGAACACTACAAGAAGCTTCTTAGGCGGATGGTGTCCGACGAGGAGCTCGATAGGTTGCCCGACTGATGTCCGACCCGTCCGAGTTAGGAACGAACTACTCCCTGCAGCGCCCTTGGTGGAGAGACCGTGAGCAGCGTGGCGCGGGAATACTCGCGCACGTCAATGCCATCCTGAATCGCCAGCGACAGCGGCGTCGGTCGTTCCTTCTGTTCGCGCAGCTGTATGCCGACCTTCCGACGATGGGCCTCGGTCCTTACGCGTACTCGATGGTGAACGAGACCGGGCAGACGTTGCGAATGAACGTCGTGAAGGCCGTGACGGACACCTATGTTTCGACGCTCACTCAGTCGAACCCGAAGCCCATGGCGCTGTCGTCGGGTGGCGAATGGGGCATGCGTCGCAAGGCGAAAGGCATCACGCGTTGGTTCGAGGCGAAGGCAGACGAAGCCGGCTGGCGCGGTCAGGTGTCGGCACCGTGCGCGAGAGACCAAGCCATCTTCGGGACCGGGATGGTCAAGATAGGCATCGAGAACGAGGGAGACGAAGAGCGCGCCGACGTGATGGCTGAGCGCGTGTTTCCTTGGGAGATTGTCGTCGACGACGCGGAGAGTCAAAACCCGGCGTGGTGTCGAACGATGTATCACCGCAAGTGGTACGACCGAGAGGTGCTCGCCGAGAACTTCCCTCGCAAGCGACGGGACATCATGGCGTCCGAGCGCTACTCGGGCGAGCAAGAGTCCGAAGAGTGGCCGAGTTACGCGCCGGTCACCGCCAACCTAATTCTCGTGACCGAGGCGTTTCACAAGCGCTCGAGCCCGAGCGCAGACGATGGCATTCGTTGCCTCGTATTGCCTAGTGGGGTGCTCCTTGCCGAAGAGAAGTGGGAAGACGACGACTTTCCAGTCATTGCGCTCTGGCGTTCGGTACCGGCTGTGGGTTTTTGGGGAACGGCCATTCCGTACGAGCTTCGAGGGATCCAACTTTCTATCAACGAAATCCTCGAAGACCTCCAAGAGGCGCTTCGTTGCGTAGGTCGCCCGAAGTGGATGGTTCCCAACGGGTCGGTCATCGAAGACCACATCGACGACGAAATCGGGACCATCATGAAGTTCACGGGGCAACAGCCGCCCATCGTGTACACGCCGAACGTAATCCCGGCCGATGCGTACAGATTCCTATGGGACCAGTGGACGAAGGCCTTTGAGATTATCGGCATCAGCGCGCAGCGCGGTGGCGGACAGATTCCCGCAGGCTTGTCCGGAAGCGGCGCGAGCATTCGGGCGTGGAACGACGTCGAAGGCGGGCGCATGTATGAGGCCTCCAAGCTGTGGGAGGAGTGGCACGTCAACTGGGGACGTCGAGCGATTGACGTGGCTCGTCGTGTGGCGGCCATCCGGCCGGATTACGCGTCGAAGTACCGCCGCAAGACCTACGTCGAGGTCATCAAGTTCGCCGACTTCGAGCTCGACGAGTACACGGTGTCGCTCTACCCCGTGTCGAAGCTGTCGATGATGCCGGGCCAAAGGCTCGCGCAGGTGGACGAGCTTTTCTCGAAACAAATCATCGACCAGCGGGAGTATCGCAAGCTTCTCGACTTCCCTGACTTGCAGGCAGAGAACGACCTCGCGAACGGCGCCGCGGAGCTGACCGACAAACTGATAGAGAGGTTTCTGGACGCCGAGGACCCAGCGGACCAAGACATCTTCATCTATCCCGAGCCCGAATGGGACCTCGCCTATATGCGCAAGCGCTTCCAGCTCGCGTACATCAATGCGTCCCTCGAGGATGCGCCCGAAGAAAACAAGGCGCTTCTGTCGCGGTTTATCGTGCTGTGCGACGAGGCCATGAATGTAGCGGCGCCTCCACCGCAAGGACCGATGCCGTCCGAGGGACCCTCTCCGGAGGCAATGCCTCCTCTCCCACCGCCAGACGGCATGCCGCCAATGCCTGGCGATATGCCCATGCCTCCACCTCCCACAGGAATCGCTGCATGACCGAACCAGAGACGCAAACCATCACCGCGGATGACGAAGCTGCAATCGACGCCATCCTAGCCGCCGAGCTCGTGGACGAGCCCGCTCCGGACAACGACACCGACCCGGAGCCCGCGAACGACCTCGAGAAGGACGAGCCGAAAGACAAGCCGAAGGCTGTCGCGAAGAAGAAGGACGAGCCGGAGGCAGAAGCGGAGCCGGCGAAGGAAGAGACAGCCGAAGCCAAGAGTCATCGCGCGTTGCAACTGCGTGAGAAGAAGCTTGTAGAGCGACAGCAGCGCGTCTCGCAGGAACGGGCGGCGTTCGAGCAGGAGCGCCAGCAGTTCACCCGAGAGGCGCAGGCCATCGTGGAAGAGCGACAGCTCGCCAAACGTGACCCGCTCGCCTACCTCGAACGCGTTCACGGCATCACCCTCGAAGACCTAGGCCGGCGAATCCTCAACGACGGCAAGCCAGACCCGAACGAGGAGCAGCGGTCGAAGCTCTCGACATTCGAGCGCAAGATTCAGGAGTTAGAGGCGAAGCTCCAAGCCAAAGACGAGGAGACTGCGCGCTCGCGTCAGGAGCAAATCCTCGCCCAAGAGAAGCAGCGCTTCTGTGAGATGGTGCGCGAGAGCGACTACCCTCTCATATCTGCGCGCTACGAAGACAGCGAGCTCGCCGAAGAAGCGTTGCGCGTTGTGAGCGCAGCCCGCTTGACGTATGGGCCTCATGTAACATACACCAATGAAGAGATAGCCGAAGCGCTTGAAGAGCGTGAGAGGCGACGAGAAGCACGGGCGCGAGGCGGGCGTCCGGAAGAGAGTCTAGCCAAGACAGCCAAGAGCACGCGGGCCACCCCGAGCAAGCCGGCCGCAGAGAAGACGAAACCAGCTCCGACGTTATCGGGGAAAGCGGCTTCGGCGATGCTTCCGTCTGTGGACTACGACCCGCTCCTGTTGAGCGAGGACGAGATAGACCAGATGGCTCTGCGCAGTGCGCGAGAGGCAATCGCGAACGGTCGGTGACCCATAACGAGGAGCCCGAGACGAACGGGGCTCTACTATGCCAGCAGGTGATTCAACGCTGACCACGTCAGCGGCAATTCTCAAGACCAAATACAACCAGCCGAAAGTCTACTGGCTGGCCTACAAAAACAACCCGGGCTTTGCGACCATCCGCAAAGACGAAAGCTTTGGCGGCGCGAACAAGATTATCGCTGTCCAGACGGAAGCACCGCAAGGCGCGGGCGCAAACATCACGATTGCGCAGCAGAACCTGAACCCGGGCCAATACTCGGCGTTCACCATCACGCGCGTCAGCGACTACGCGGTCGCTCGAATCACGGGCGAGGCCATGAAGGCGGCCGAAGGCAACGAGAACGCTCTTCTCGCTCTTTGGAAGCGTGAAATGGACGGCGCGTTGCACGTCAACAAGCGCTCGGCGTCTATTCACCTTTTCCGTACGGGCAAAGGCGGACGCGGCGTCATCTCTGCCGGCTCGAACATCAACACGTCCAGCATCACGCTCGCGACCACGACCGACATCACGAACTTCTCCGTCAAGATGCGCGTGCAAGCCGCCGCATCGGACGGCGCGGCCTACCGAAGCTCGGGCGCCAATGCGCAGATTCAGGTCATCGACCGCGTAAACGGAACGATGAACACCACGAACGCGTGGGATACGTACATCGCGGCCATCGCGGCGGGCGACACCCTTTCCCGCAACGGCGACGGCGCGAACGCGTCGACCAACGTCATGCTTACGGGCATGGGCGGCTGGTGTCCGCAGACCGCTCCGACGGCGGCGAGCTTCTTCGGTGTCGACCGCTCGAGCGACACGGTTCGCCTCGGTGGTCTTCGCTATAACGCGACGGGCGTCCCGATGTCCGAAGCGTTGGTCGAGGCAACCTCGATGGTGCAGGTCGAAGGCGCCGAAGGCGACCTGATGGCTTGGATCCATCCTCGCGACCGCGCCAACCTGACCAAGGAGCTCGGCGCTCGTGTGCAGTTTACACGCGTCGAGACTGCGGTTAAGGGAAGCTCAGCGAAGATTGGCTTCGACGCCGTGAAGGTCAACTTCGACGGGACAGAGGTCACGATGATGAGCGACCTGAACGTGCCGAAGGGAACGGTCTTCGTGTCTCAGTGGGATACGTGGTCGCTCGAATCGCTCGGGCCAGCACCGCAGATTCTCAACTTCGACAAGAACGACTTTCTGCGGCTGTCGGCCGATGACAGCTACGAGGTTCGTGTCGGCTACTACGCACAGGTTGCCTGCGCGGCGCCCGCCTTCACGGTCAATATGTTCAATTTTGGGCAGTGAGGTAAGACCATGGCATCAGGCGAAACTTACCCGCTCAAGAGCCGGTCTCGTGAGGCGCTCACGTTCTACGTTCGGTACCAGGGCAACGGCTCTGGCGCTCCTATTCGGAAGGACGGAGATGACGCTATCACGATCACTCGCGCGTCCTCCGGGACCTACTCGGTTGCTACGGCGACGAACCTCAAGTGCCCCAAGCTCTTGGCGTTCCACGTGCAGCCTATGTACAACGACTACGCGAACGCCGTGGCCTTCACGGCTCACGTAACCGCGTACGACGTCACCAACAACACGGCGACCATCAAGACGTTCCGTCTGTCGAACAGCGCGGCGTACGACCTCGCAACGACTGAGGAGCTGTCTATCACGGTCGTCAAGAAAAACTCGGCGTACTGATGAAGAAGCCGAGCCTCATGATTGCGCTCGGTCTTGGCAAGCCTGGGAAAAAGTCGCCATCCGAAATGGGTGGCGGCTCTGGGTCCGAAGAGGCGGCGCAGGCCCTGATTGACGCTATCAAGAGCGGAGAGGCGAAGGCTGTCGCGTCTGCGTTCTCCGACATGATGGCGGTTTGCGATGACGAAGCTTCGTACGACGAGGAAGACGAAGCCGACGAAGAGGACGACTAGCCATGGCCCGAACGAGGACGCTCGCGAACATGCGCACGGACGTGTACAAGCGCGTCGACCTCGAGGGCATCACGTCCTACGTGCCGACGACCGAGGTGGACGAGCTCATCAATCAAGGGTGGGCTCGTCTCTACGGTCGCATCTGCCGTCATGGCTCGAATCACTTTCTGAATTCGGCGAGCCTCACCATCACGGGTGGAACGGCGACGAGCGCGCTTCCGAGCGATTTCTATTTGTGCAAAGGCGTCGACGTCAAAGCCGCGGGTGACACCGAGTATCATCCCATCCAGCGCTTCCAGTTCGAGGAGCGCCTGTCGCTGTCGGCCTCCTTTGGAAACAACTGGTCGGGCGAAGTCAAATACGACATCCAGGGCTCTGGCGGGTCCGGCGATGGTGGCGCCGTCATTCGGTGGATACCTGCACCCGCGACCGGCGATGCTGCGAGGCTTTGGTACTACCCGGCCGCTCTTCGTCTGTCTGCAAACGCCGATACGTTCGACGGCGGCAACGGGTGGGAGCGCTACGCCATCGACTGGGCGGCGGCGAAGATTGCGCAGAAGGAAGAGAGCTTTGAGCTCGCCGACCGTATCAACGCGGACCTTGCGAAACTCGAGCAAGACGTCATCGAGGAAATCTCGAACCGCGATGTGGGCCAGGCGCAGCACCCGAGGCGCATACGTCGAGCCATCCTGAACAACATTCCTTGGCGGTGGCGCTGATGGCAGACGCGCGAACACGCATCGGCTTGTCTCCTTCGGAGAAGGGACAGCGCTCGTCGTCCGTCGTCGAGACGCGAGGGCTCGAGACGATTGTCACAAGCAAGCCGTCTATCACGCTGTCGTTCGAGGACTTCAAGCCCGACGCCACGGAGGTCGAGCGTGCCGAGCAGCTCGAGAGGCAGCAGCGACAACTCGCGCAGACCCTCTCCGGCTTGTCGACGAACCCCATGATTTCCGGCGTGTACTTCAAGGACGTCACCTTTGTTGCAGCCACTGGCAAACGTCTTGAACACCGGTTGAAGACCACGCCGGAATTTCTAATCCTGTCGCCGAACGCGGCAGCAACGTTCCACTACTCCTCGCGAAACTCGTACGACATCACGCTAGTAGCTTCGGCCAATTGCGTCGCCTCGGTGTGGTTCTTCGCATCGCCTGGAGGCCAATAGTGGAGCCGCAGACGTTCACCCTGCCGTTTGCGCAAGGCATCGACGAGAGCGCGGCGCCCGAGCTCGTGGAGCCTGGGAAGTTGCTTTCCGTGCGCAACATGTACATCGAGAACAACGGCGCGCTGCGCAAGCGTGGAGGGTTTGCCTCGCACACGACGAGCGTCACGACGGTCGCGCGACTTGCTCGTTGGAAGGACTCGGTGGTCCGCATCGACACGGACGGTGCAGTCTACACGTACGGCTCGAACGGGTGGACCTCTCGCGGGTATGCCGCGCCGTTCACCGCAACGCGCGAACCTATCATCGAGTTTGCGTACCCATGTCGTGATGGCGATATGGCGCAGAACGACACGTATCGGTTCTATGCCTGGATTTCGCGCGAGCAGCTGTTCTTCTGCGTACAGGACATCGGGACCGGCGCCATCGTGTCAGGTCCAACGCTGGTGAAGGCGGCGACCGGGCTCAAAATCTCCAGAATCATCCTCGTGGGGTCTAGCGGCTACGGCGTTGTCACGGCATTCGAACCAGCTGGCGCGTTCAATCCGATCATCCACATGTATCGGTTCAACGCGTCGACGTTCGCGCTCGATTCGGTGGTCACGGTGTCGCTCGCCTCGTCTACGAACCCGGCCTATGACATCGCTCCGCTCAACGGTAGCGACACGCGTTGGTTGCTTGCCTACCAAGAAAACATCACTGCCACCGCGTCGATGCGGGACATCACGTCCAGCCTTTCGTCGATGGGCACGGACAACCGCTCCGTGGACTCGAGCGCTAGTGCAATTGCGATAGCTGGGGACTTGGCCCTTAACAGGGTTGTCATGGCTCGGCAAAAAGACGCCGCCGCTGTGGGGACCGTTGGCGTTTCGTGGACACAGGCAGTGGATGCGCTGACGCCAGTCAATGCAACCACGTGCACATCATCCGGCTCCACGCGCGACGCGATAACTCATATCGGCATTGCGCTTGTGAGTAGCACCAAGTTCGTCATCGCCTTCAACTTCGAAGGAGTCGCAGGGACCCCGCATTACTTCTGCTATGCCGTCATTGACCCGACCGGCCCGACTGTATACGGCGGAGACTACGCGACGAAGTTTTGCGCGGCGTACAGCAAGCCGTTCGTTCGAAATTCGAAGTGTTACATCGCGTTGATGGTCGACAACGGGACTCGAACGCTCGAAGTATGCGAGCTAGACCGGGCCAGAACGAGCAACATCCCGCATCCGCCATGGCCATGCGCGACCATTGCACCAAGGTTCTCCGTTCTCATATCAAACCCGGTTTCAGGGAGTTCGGATGTCATCTCGCGAAACGAACTTTCCCTCGCAGCCGAAGCGAGCGCGCACAACTCGAGCTTCAACAGCCTGACCTACGCGGACTTTGCTGGCGTCGTCGCGGCGTCGGGCGCGCAAGACTTCCCGCAAATCACGCACGTAAAGTTGGACACTACACACAAAGGGCTGTGGCAGACGGCGACGCAAGGAGAGGTTGCGTACATCGGTGGCGGACTTCCGTGCGTATTCGACGGACAGAGCGTCACGGAGATTGGCTTTGTCTACTCGCCGGGTATCTCCTCCTTCGCAACCGCTGTCGGCTCGGGCGGAAGCGTTGCGGCGGGCACGTATAACTACTGCCAAAATTACGAGTGGGTCACCGCAAACGGGGATGTTTGCAGGTCGGCGCCAAGTCGCACGCAAACCGTCGTGGTGGGCGCGGGCTCCAATTCGCTCACGCTGTCTTGCCAGGTGATGCGTGTAACGCGCAAGCATACGCCTGCGAGCATCACGCCGTTTGCCATCGGGCTTATCGTGTACCGAACCAGCGCTGCGGGGTCGGTATTCTATCGGCTCCACGAGTCGGCGCCGAGTGCGGACAACGCATTCACCGATGGCGACAACCTTGTTGCGGGGACGACGGACACTGCGGCGGACGCAACCAACGCGGAGCACCGTTTGCTCTACACGACGGGCGGCATCGTCAACAGCGTTTGCCCACCCTCTTCGCTCGCGATGTGGGTGCACAAGTCGCGGCTTTGGATTGTCGCCGAAGACGCGCACACACTCTATTTCTCCAAGACCTTCATCGAAGGCGAGCAAGTCTCGTTCGCAGACGAGTTCACGGTGCCTTTCGACGACGGCGGCGACCTCATTGCGGGAGCTTCGCTCGATGACAAGTGCGTCGTGTTCAAGAAGGACCGCACGTATATCCTCACCGGCGACGGACCAACCGACACGGCGCATGGCTCCGACCTGCAAGGACCCATTCTCATCTCGACGGATGTGGGGTGCATCGACCCTCGCAGCATCGTCCGCATCCCGCAAGGGCTGCTCTTTCAGTCGCAGCAAGGCTTCTACCTGCTCACGAGGTCCTTGCAGTTTACATACGTAGGCGAGCGCGTGAAGACCACGACGGGCGTCACCTATCCGACGTGCGTAGCGTCGTGCATCCTCGAAGCGAGACAGCTTGCACTATTCTCGATGGTCGCGAGCAACGAGGCGACCGGCATCATCCTGGTCTACGACTACCAGAACGACGCGTGGTTCACGTGGGACACGACCTCCGACGCGGGAGTCGACAACGCTCCTATCCGTGCGATGTGCGCGGACCGCAGCGGAAACTTGTACATTGCAACTCCTACGAGCATCCGAAAGATGGCGGCAGGCGCTGCAACGTCTTGGGTGGACGGTACGCTCGCATCGACGTATCGCGGCACGGTCAAGACTTCGTGGTTCCGTGGGCCAGACGTCGGAGGATACGCGCGCTTTCAGCGCTTCGCGCTTGTGGGCCGACTTGTGAATGTGGGCACTGACTCGGGCGTAAACATCGGGTTTCGCTCGAACTACACGACGACGCTCGACGGGTCTCCGGCGGTTTCGGACGCCGAGTTTTCTGACCTCTATTCGCCCTACACGCTGGTGTTCGTGCCTCCGAAGCAAAAGGTCGAGGCCATACAGCTCGAGATTTACGACGCGTCGTCCACGTCCGCTCACGAGTTCGTGAGCCTCACGGTGCGCGTGATTCCGAAGCGCTCCCCGTTCAAACAAGTACCCACTTCGCAGAAGGCAGGTTGACCCATGCTCCCATTGATTGCAGGCGCGTTAGCAGCGAAAGAGGCCCTTGGCGGTGGTGGCGGCGTCGGCGAAGCCATTGGCACGAGCATCAAAGGTCCGGGTAACGCCCCGAGATACGGAGACCTAGGAACCGACCCCGCCGAAAGCTCGGCGCTTCGAGAACGCGACCGCTATCGCGGCATGGGTTACACGAACTACCAAGGCATCGGCAACGTTGGCCAAGAGCAGCGAGACCGCGCGGCGAACGCGTACGGCCAAAGCAACGATTCCCGAGCCCGACAGATGGGGTCGATACAGGACATGAGCTCGAGCCTTCGTGGCCAGCGCTCCTCTATCGCCAACCAACTTATCGGGATGAACGAGTACGGCGCCGCAATGCGTGGCGACCGTCCGAGCGTTGCGCAAGCGCAGATGCAGATGGGGCTCGACCAAGCTGTTCGCAATCAGATGGCGATGGCGGCAAGCGCTCGAGGCGGAGGAGCGAACCTAGCGGCGGCGCAGGCGGCGGGAGCTCGCGCGGGTTCTGACATGCAATTGCAGGGCATTGGACAGTCGACGGCCCTTCGGGCGCAGGAGATTGATGCGGCGCGTGCGGGATACATGAATGCGGCGCAAGGCGTGACCGGCTCCTACGGCCAGCTGTCGCAAGGCTATGGCGCCATGGGCCAGCAACTTGCGGGCATGCGCGGTCAAGACCTTGGCGCGATGCAGGCAAGCGACCAAATGGCTCTCGCGCAACGTGATTCAGCGTTCAAGGACGAGGCGATGCGCATGCAGAACCAACAGTTCTACGAAGGCCTAGGGCACGACGTGAACCGTTCGCAGCAACAAGCCGAGATGACGCGCATGGGATACGGCCAGCAAATCAACATGGCTGAGGCGCAAAACCGGCAAAACATGTTCAGCGGCGTAATGAACATGGGCTCCGGACTCGCAAGCATGTTCTCTTCCTT